ACTTGATAAAATGAAACAGCAGAGCCAGAAGGCATATCTCCTGTAGGTGTCCAGGTTAAAGGTGCTACTGAATTATTCATTTGAATTTGACGCACACATGTGTTAGTTCCATTATATGGTGAAGCACCAAACATTAGTCTAAATCTATTAACAGTATTATGAGGATCTACAGATGCATAACTTGTATATGGTAAGTCTCCTTCTTCTGTAAAGCCGTTAACACCCAATTCGAATCTTTCTGCATCAAAAGTAAAGCTATTAGGTGACATTAATTGACGATATGTAATTGGTGATGTACTATCAAATACTGTACCAGAATTATCAACAAAGCTAACTGCTTCAGGATTAGTACGTAGCATACCTATAGTACCATCTCCTTTTTCTATCAAAGTAACGTCTTGGAAACCTAATAGATTCATGTTAGCAGAAACTTCTAATGAAGATGTAAATGTGCTTTGATCCCCTGGGCCAGATTCTCTAGTATTAGCTATAACGTTTCCATTAACTAATTCAAGAACAATTTCAGCTGCTATATGAGCTCCTGCTGGATGAACAAAAAGTTTATAAGCTTCTAACCATTCACTAACATTAACTCCACTTTTTATAAGAATAGAAAGTACTTGAAATCTTTTATCATCAGTTAAAAATCTCTGTGATTCCGGACCTAACTGACTAGCAGCTTCTCTTATTTGTTGTCCACTAGTATTTAAACTATCTAGATCTAAATCTATAATAGGCCCTACTTTAAATATATTTTCTTTAGGGTAAATTATCTCTGGATCTTCTCCAAAGAAACCTCTAAAGAATTGTTCAATAGAATATTTTGTACCTTTAGATCTATAAAGATAGTTACTAAATTTTATAGCTTCTCTTTTATTTTGAAACCCTCCAAAATAAGCTTGTCCTAAAAGTAATTCATCTTCTAAAAACTGTAATAATTCTTCTGGTGCTTCTGTAGCATCTCTACTTTTGTAAAGATTTTTTATTTTTCCTCCAGGTAACTTGTCACTATCTAAAAAATTATAATAAGCATCAAAGAATTTTTTGATATTAGGAAAATCAGATCTAAAGTATTCTGGCAATACATTTTCTACCTCTGGTCTTTGAAAGTTTATCAGAGTTCTATTAGTAGTTCTAGAAGTTTTATCGCCGTAAGAGGTCATTAGTTAGATGCTTCGGTTTCTATAGGAGTAGTTAAAGAGTTACTTAGATCTAAAAGTATTCTATTATTTCTGTTAGGGAATATAACACTTTGATTAGCTGGTACTACAGAAACTTTTATTTGAGAAGCCCCAGCTGATAAAGCTGATGGGGTAAAATAATTAAGAGTTACAGTACCTGCTATAGCATCATAGCTTCCTATATTATCTACTACTATAGTACCACCTGCTGCGGTTACTATTTGCAAAGTAGTAGAGTTTAATTTATTTCTAATTAAACATAATTTACTATCAAATGTAAATTGAGTTGTAGTAACTGTAAACGTTTCATTATCTGGATTGTCAATTGCTGTAGGAAATTGTAGTACTTGATTAATGTTATTAGCTGCAGCAGCTAATTTATTTACATTAAAAGTAAAGTTATTAGCTGTTATTTCCTGATTAGCCATAAATGTAGCTGCTTCATTAAAAGCTTTTGCAGTAACTAGTTTAGTTATTTTATTTAATTGTTCAGTAGTAGCAGCACTTGGATTAATAAGTAAAGATTTTATTAAATTGACAATAGAAGGAGCTGTAGGAGTAATTCTTTGTTGCATTCTCACGTTAGCTCTACTTGATAATATAGCTGGAGAAGATTCATCTACTAAAGTAAGTAAATTTGATCTTCTAAATGATTGTCCAAACTTACCAGTATTTTCATCAAAATAATTAGTAGTAATATCAATCACACTTTGTGTAATAGCGTTAATTGTAAGATCAGTTAATTTTGGATTAAATTGAAAGGTTGTGTCTACTTCTACAAAAGTAGTAACAGGCTCTACAAATCTCAAGTTAAAGGATACAATAGAAAGCTGATTAGCTAAAGTTAAAATAGAACCTTTAGTTGCTGCAATAGTATCAGTGTCAACTGTATCTTCAAATAAAATAGAAACATAAACAGCTCCAAACTCTGGTTCAGAATTATCTTGTCCTCCCCAAGAAGCTATATCTTGAATAAGAGCAGAAAAGTTTCTATTAATAAGTGAAGCATAATCTTCTGCTGTTACCATTCTATTTTGAGTAGCATATTGAAAAGGAGCATTCAATCTAATAGACTCTATACTCTCTTTAGCTTTACCACCTACTGAATTACTTAATGTAGTAACAGTTAGATCAGTAGTAATATTTCCATCTGTAAATTGAGATACAGGAGTAAATAAAGTAGCTCCATTTGCTACTGAACCTTTAGTAGTAAGATATTCTACTTCTATTCTTTGTCCAGCTTTAGGAGCTATACCAAAAGTAGTTCCGTCTCCAAATGATAGTTCAAAGAAACCGTTAGGAGATTCTTTTAAAATATAAATTGTAGAGTTAGAGTTAATACTACGAGCGTTTAAGATATTAGTATAAGTTGAAAACCTAGTTGATGTAGTACTGTCAAAAACTTTTACAGTAACAGTATCAGCATCTAAAGTTTTATCTGGAATAACATATACAGGGTTGTCTTGTACCTCACCAACTAAGAAAGTTTTATTTCTAAGAGTACCTTCAAAAATAGGAATGCGGTTTAAACCATCATTAGTTTTAAACTCATAAAAACCTGAGCCATCATCTATAGCTGTAAAGGGTTCAATATTTAAAAATTCATAAGAGACATCATCTACACTAGCCGTAAATTTTGTATAAGCCGGAAGAGTAACTTTAGTGGGTCTACCAGTCACTGAACTATTAAATAATATTCTAACTTTAGCTTGAGAAGAAGTTTCAGTATCTGGAATATATCCAATACCTTCTGCTAATGATACCATAGAAGATCTTAACTGAGCAGTAGGTAAAAATGATTCATTTAACGCAAAGTTAGCTATAAGTCCGTTAATATGAGTGTTATAAGCTAACACATCTAAAATATTAGATAGACCTGCCGCTTCAAAATTATAATCTTTAAACTCTTCTTGTTGTTTAAAATAAGTTTTAAGATTATTTTTTATTCGGTTGAAATCTAATGCTGTAGATTGTATTGTTGTTGCCATTTTATCTTAACCTTGCTACATTAGTAGTAAAAGTTACTACTTCAGATGAATTAATTATTTGATATTCTATTGTTACCGCTATAGAGTTTTGCTCTTGTAAATTTTTTACTTCTACCGATATCAATAAAGCCCTAGGTTCATAATCATTTATTGCATCAATTATTTGTTGTGCTAACTCTTCATCAGTATTATCATCAGCTAATTCAAATAACATAGCTCTTATATTAGCACCAAAAAAAGGAGTAAATGGTTTTTCAAAAAAATTAGTTTGTATCAAATTCTTTAAAGCTTGCGTAACTGCTGCACCATCTTTTTTTACAAATAACTCACCATTAGGTTTAGCTGTAAAAGTTAAATCAATATCTCTATAAAGTCTAGTTCTACTAGTAATGATACTAGAAGAATTTTGATTTGCGTCTTGATTTGATAATACTCTAGTAGTTGCCATACCTAACTCTTTTTACCTTTATTTATGCTGTTAAGATACCATATTTAGAAAGAACTTGTTGTGCCCATGGATATCTCGGTAAAGTATCTTTAGAATAGTTATCACCCCATGCCCATCTAGCTTCAGGAATATTTGCATTTATAGCAAAATCTCTTTCTTTAATATCAAAATGCAATCCATTAAAAGAACTTCCTCCTTTTAGAGTATAAATTCCTATACCTTTAATACCTTTATCAATTGCAATTTCAATAAGCTCAGCTTTTTTGCTATCGTTAAAATTAGCTCTAATATCTACTGCTACTTTTTGTACATGAGCACTACTTAGCCCAACCCCTTTACTTCCTGTAGTAGGATCTTTAGGACTTCTATATCCACTAGTTATAACTAAAGGTTCTCCAAAAGCTTTTGAAATTTGTATAAGAATTTCTATTAATTTAGGATCTACTGCTTTTGCTGCTTCGGAAACTTCCCAAACTAAATAATCACTTTCATCCGGTATAGGATAAACTGGTTCTGGAATATCTGAATATCTTTCTTGTAACTTACATTCTGAAAGTTCATTATTAGATATTAAATTATCATTAAAAGTAGTTTTTACTTTTCTAGAAAATTTGCCTGAAAAGTTTTCATCTATCTCAGGCATTGTCATAATTATTCTACCTGACATAAGTTTTCTATTAAATTTATCATTTTCTAATGTATCATAAGCTAAAATTAATTCTTCAAATGAAGCATTATCTTTTAAGAACACTGCTATCTCAAATAACTTATCATTATTTTCTTTTCCTGTACTATCTACAGCTTTATATACAACTGCTCTTCCTCTACTTTTAAGTTCATTAATACTACCTGGAGTAATTTTTTCTCCAGATGCAGGTCTATATAAACCTTCTGTAACTTGTAAAATTACTCCATCAAACTCATCATTATTTTCTTGAATTTTTTTCATGAAAACAGTTTGTAAATATAAATGTCTAGCAATATATTTTCTTTCAGATAGATCTCTAATATATTTCATATTAGTAGCATCATCAGAACCTAAAAATTTAGCGATAGAATAAGTATCACTTAATTTAGTTCTTATTGTAATATCATCTGCAAACATAGGATTATATTTAGGATCAGGTAAAAAGTTTAGCAAATCATTTCTAGGAATGTTAACACTTTTTTGAGTTTTTACAGTTGCTTCTTTTTGTTTAGTTCCTATAACTGTAGTAGATTCTCCATCTACGATTCTTCCTATTCGAGGAGGAGTAGGGTCATTATAATTTTCGCTTATTGTACCTTCTTTAATAAGACTCTGAATAAATTTATTATTACCTCTATTCTTTTCATCTCTAAGCTTAGATCTAGCCTCTGCTGCGCTTAGTTTATGATTTGAAAGTCCGTTATAAAAATTAGTTCTATCAATAAAATCTTTTAAATAATTTCCTACATCTATTCTTACTTTCTTAATACCCCCTGCTGCTTTACTAAGAAACTCAGCTACACCGCTAGTAGTAGGAGCTACAAACGAAGGGACAGGAGGGGTCTCGCTGGGGAAACCAGCTGTTCCTGCACTACCTAACATACCTGCTGTAGTTGCTCCTGTAGCTTTATCAGCTAATGCAGCAAATTTAGCTTTACCAATTAAGTTGCCCCAGAAATTAGGAGCCTCAACACTCTTTTCAAATGATCCTTCTTCACCTTTGATATGAACACTTTCACCACCAATAACACCATCTCCTCCTTGTATAGAAACAGTATTACCTGAAGCTGATAATTTATCAGAAGCAATATTAATAAAATCTTTTGAAGTTATATCTGTCTTACCATCTGATCTTACGTTTACATTTCCTTCTATGTTTTGTGTTGAATCTAACT